CGCCAGCGTGTCGCGCATGAAAGCCCCTTCGGGGGCCTGTAACGCAATCACAGTATATTCCAGCGACCGAATCGCCCCGTCCATCGCATTAACAACGTCAACCATCACGCCGCCCTCCCAACAATCCTGCACCAGCTCTCGCCAGTCCTGTCCAAATAATGCCGCGCCTTGTGTCGCGTATCAAAACCGCCCTCGGTATAGGGCAGGGGACGAATCCCCTGCGCCGTTGTCTGGATTATATAATAACGCATCACGCCGCCTCCTTCGTCACATAACGGCGGACAGTCGCCCAGGCGTTCTCAACCTGCTCGGCAGGGAAATATTCGGGGAAGCTAACGACCACACACTGCGCCGCGCAATCCTCCTCAAACCATTGCGACGAACCAGACCAATATTTCGCGTAGTCCTTCATCTCTTTCGAGATACGGGGAAGCAATTCACGGGCTACCCAGATGCCGCCATGCGATGCAGTCGAAACATAAATGATGCCCTCGGCGATGACTTCTTCGTCCTGCACGATGCCCCAAGGGGAAGACTTTCCATTCAACGTAAACGTCATTTCAAATACCCTTTCTCAATTCATTCGGTCACAACGTCACACTGCAACCTAACGCCAGTCTTACTTCAGCGCATTTGCGTATGTCAACACACAATCGACAACAAAAGCGCCATCATCAAATTAAACCGATAAAATACCAAAATGTCACGGTTTTGCCCAAAAATGTCACGGATAGCGTGACAAATAAGTGTCTGATATATAACGGAAATAATAGGGCCGAATCGGACCTGTGACAAGTTTGTGACAAACAAGTTGTTGTTTTATATGGATAATCCGAAAAATGTCACGGATTTGCCGAAAACATATCCCTATATATACTCCCTTACCCATGTATACAGTTGTATACATTTTTATTTTCACGGGGTTATATATATATATAAATCATGACATTTAGAAATATATATAAAAAAGGGCGGATTTCAGCCGTTTTTTCTGTCACAAGAGCGTGACATTTTTGGAAAATCCGTGACAAAGTATATCTAAGTCATTGAAAATAAAGGCCTGTTTCTGTGACATTGCGGAAAATGCGTGACTGGTGGGCATATTCAACAGTTTGCCAACAGCGTCAGCAGGGTGGGCAAAAAAAAGGAGAGCCGAAGCCCTCCTGATTCGTTCGATGGTTCCCCTGCCTCAGTTATAAATCAGGTTCGGGCAGGGCGGCATCGAGTCCCATGTATCATGAGGGAAGGCTGGTTCGTCTGCTTGTATCCATGAAGCGCCATAGGAGCCTCGCTCAATGCTCTGTCCTCCATATCCGCAGTCACTGCCTAGCCAGAGTTCCTTGATGCGCTCACGAACCTCCTGAGGGGCTTCACGGGCACGGGCGGAAAGCTCTATCATAACTTCTTCTAGGTTGTCACCTTCCACCGATAGCGGTCGATACTTGCCCAAGAAATAGATTGTTCCGATGTAGTGCGTCATGGATCAGTTACCTTTCACTGTATGATAGATCGTAAGGATGCATAGGGCCAAGACGCCCCAGAAGAATGTTAAGACTGCGATGTGGGCGATCATGCGAGGCGCTCCGTGTCCAGTTGGCAGGCGTCGATGAAACGCTTGCGGTCGAAGGACGGGTTGTCCTGACGCAACCTCTCGGCCAGTCGGTGCGCGATAGTCTGCAGGCCCACCCGTTCGCCTGATAGGACTGCCCGTCCGTTGGTGGTTAAGGTCAGGCCTTCATCGTTGGCGATGTCACGGCTAAATTGCGCGATGGTGTCGGCAATCAATACATAGTCTTTGCGTGTCATATTCAAGCTCCAGTCATTGCGTATAGGTTGGCGGTAATCACGATTAGGGCGAACAGGCCCAAGCGGATTGCTAGGTGGATTTGCGTGTCGGTCATTAGCCAAGGCCTTTCATCGCTGCGCCTGTTGCAAGCGCGTCTTCTGCATCGCTGGTATAGTAGGCAATCGCCTCTTCCCGTTTCGCGTCTAGGTTGGGGAGCGTCACCCGATACTCTTCCCAATCTTTCGAATAGGTGGCCTTGCATCCCATTGCCTTAAGCTGCGCTAGTGTTTGCTTGATGCTCATGTTGTGTTTCCTTAGAACTGTGACAGCCAGCCAGTCCGGCCATCGATGAAAGGCTAAAAGCCAGCCCCGTAAATAATAGCGTCAACAGATATGTCAACAGGCTTGTCATCAGGTGCTGCATCAGCTCACCGCAATATGTCATCAGCTCACCGCGCAGGATGGAACGCCTACGCGTGCGCGCGCGGATGCTATGCGTTGCCCGCGCTGGAACCGGACAGGCTCGCCGTCGGACGCTGGCCAGCACCCCCACCCACCCACTTTTGGCCGCGCAGGCGGACAACATACTAGTATACACCCACCCAGCCTTACATTTCGCGCCAAAACGTTTGACCTTGTTTTCCACCCCCCTACCCCCGATAATGCCCCCCTTTGTTTATATTGGTGGATCCAAAAAAATTTATATATTGTTTTAATGTCGTTGATGATTATAGAGGATGGATATGGATTGGGATGATGACGGATTTGGCTTAGGCTCGTTGATCAGCGAGGATGCTGAGGTTGCGATGCGTGAGGACCGTGATTTGGTTTTTGCGCGTGAGTATGTGCGTCTGCGTGCATTGAAGTCTAAGAACGCTGCTGAGTTGGCGTGTGTTCGCGCTGGGATTACGAACCCTGAATATCACATCAAGGTAGTTGCGGAGCGTCAGTTGGCGCGGGTTGAGGTTCAGCGTTTGATTGCTGAGGCTGAGACATCCGGGATGGCGATTGAGCGGACGGAATACACGCGTGATTTGTTCTTGGATGAGTTGCAGGCGGTGCATGAGCGTGCGTTGGATGCGAAGAACTTTACGAGTGCGATTAGTGCGGTGAAGACGCAGGCGCAGTTGCTAGGGTTTATGGATCAGACGTTGAATATCAATCACACGGTGACGGCGAAGGATCTGGATCTGCAGACGTTAAGGGCGATGGTTGCGGATAGGGCGAAGCCGGCGATGGTTATTGAGGCTGATTATAGGGATGTTGAGTGATGAAGATTAATCAGTGTTTTGTGCGTGGGTTTGCAGGTGACAGCGATAAGCTGGGTATGCCGCTCACAATAGTTGGGGATGGAACGTCAATCACGCTGACCAAGGGTGAGGGCTTTGATGAGTGGTTGGCGGATGACAGTAAGATTGTCCTGCACGACGATACCGAGACTACCTACACCGCCCAGAATCAAGAGATGCTGCGTCGGATCGTGATGGCATGGCTACACGGTGAGGAGTTTGAGGGTTGATATATATCCGTGACGAGTGTGGGCCGGTTAGGACGGGGATTAACGTGTACCCGCGCCGCTCAGGCAGTCTTGGGTTTATTGTGGCTCTGGGCCGCTTTCGGTTCATGCTGCGATATTCGCGGGTGTGGGGTTCGCTGGACTGTTATGGGTGGCGCGTGTGAAGTACCGGAGGAAGCCGCTGACCGTAACGGCGAAGCAGTGGACTGGGCATAATTTGCCTGAGATTGCCGCCTTTATCGATGATGATGTGACGGTCAATCGGCACAGTCAGATCGTATTGGACACCGCATTCGGGGAAGAGCTTGCGTCGCCTTATTGCTGGATTGTAAAGAACGAGATGGGGCATGTGACAGCACTGAGCCCACAGGCGTTTTCAGACACGTATGAGGCTATCTAGGAATGAACGATAACCTGACGATGGATGACTTGCTGGCGGAGCTGGTAGCCCGCGAGGAGGCGATGGCATCGTTTGCTGCGTATATTGAGTATGTGAGTGGTTTGAAGCCGCCCCCGCACTTGAAGTTGATCTGTGACAAGCTGGATGAGGTTGCTGAGGGTAAGATACAGCGACTGATGATTTCGATGCCTCCGGGGCATGGTAAGTCGTTTGCCGCGTCGCATTACTTCCCGGCCTATTACTTGGCGAAGAACCCGACGAAGAACGTGATTTTTGCGACGCACAAGCAGGAGCTGTCGGATTCGTTTGGTCTGAAGGTTAGGAACGTGATCAAGGGCGACGAGCATAGGCGGTTGTTTCCGGATGTGGGTATTAGTGCGGATAAGACGGCTGCTGGTGAGTGGATGACGACGCAGGCTGGTGGTTATCACGCGACGGCTGTTGGCGCGAACGTGACTGGGCGGCGCGGGGATATATTGATTGGGGACGATTTGCTGTCGGGTATTCAGGCGGCTGAGTCGGACAGTGAGCGGAATAAGTTATGGGCATGGTACGGTGCGGATTTTTTCACGCGTCGTAAGAACAAAGACACGCCGATCATCCTGATTGGGACGCGCTGGCATTTGGGTGACCACATGGGTCGCTTGGATCAGGGCGAACGGGATGGTGAGGGCGAGAAGTGGGAGCGGGTAATTTTGCCCGCGCTGGCGGTGGATAACGACATTTTGGGGCGAGAGCCCGGAGATGCGCTGTGGCCGGAACAGTTTCCGAAAGAGGAACTGGAGAAGATCCGCCGCCAGCCTTCCACGACGAGCCGTATCTGGTCGTCGCTGTATCAGCAGAATCCGGTTGTGGATGATGGTGGTATCATTGATCAGACGTGGTTTAAGTGGTGGCGCTCCCCTGATCCGCCGGAGGTGAAGTACGTTATACAGGCGTGGGATACGGCGCTGACGGCGAACAAGACATCGGCGTTTAGCGCGTCAACGACGTGGGGCGTGTTTGATGACGATAACGATATACCGAACCTGATACTGTTGTCGGTGTGGCGCGACCGGGCTGAGTGGCCGATACTGCGGCGCATGGTGCAGCGTATGGCGACGGATTACAGGGACGATAACTATCGCACGCCCATCAAGGTATCGAAGAATCGCAGGCCCGATACGGTGCTGGTGGAGGCGAAGGCGAACGGCCAGATGCTGATACAGGATTTGGGCCGTGCGGGAATTGTTGCAACGCCGTTTAATCCTGATAAGTTTGGTGATAAGATTGCACGCGTTCGATTGGTGACTGACTTGATTGAAAATGGTAGGGTGTGGCTACCGGCGATGAAGCCGTCATATGATGAGTTGAGGCCGTGGGCGCGTGACTTTATGGAACAGTGCGTGCAGTTTCCGGCGGCGGATTCGAGGGACTGGGTTGACACGATGACTATGGCATTCTTGCGGGTTAAGCAGTCTGGTTGGGTACACAATACGGAAAACCCGTATGAAGAGGTATATGACGTACCGCTTGAACGCGCTTCGTTTTATTGATAGGAGGCATAATGGCCCGCAAACCGATGACACTCGAAGACACACTACGCCCTCAGTTTGAGGGCATTGGTGGCGTTGATGTTGATATGCCTGAGGGCGACGCAGAATACGAAATTGAAATGGGCGGCCCTGAGATGGTCGATGGCGCTGAGATCACCGAACTGGATGATGGTGGCGTTGAGATTGATTTTGATCCTTCGGAAGACGAAGAAGACGAGATCAAGCACGAGTCGAACCTTGCGCTGTACATGGAAGATATGGACCTGACGGGACTGGGCGAGATGTTGCTCAGCGGCGTTGAGGAAGATAAGCAGAGCCGCAGCGAGTGGGAAACCACGATGTCTGAGGGCATTAAGCTGATGGGATTGAAGATCGAAGACCGCCAGACGCCGTTCAAAGGCGCGTGCGGCGTTTACGATCCACTCTTGGCTGAGGCTGTTGTGCGCTGGCAGGCTGTTGCCTGTGGTGAGCTGTTACCGGCCAGTGGTCCTGTTAAGACGCAGATCACGGGCGTAGCGAACGAGCAGCTTGAGGCGCAGGCGTCGCGGGTTAAGGACTTCATGAACCTTTACCTTACGGAATTGGCCCCTGAGTTCTACGAAGAGTTTGATCAGATGCTGTTCTGGTTGGCTTTGGTGGGCTCGACGTTCAAGAAAGTATATCAGGATCGGCTGCTGGGACGCCCGGTAAGCCGTTTTGTTTTGCCGGATAACTTTATTGTTTCGTATGGCACGACGGATTTGGAAACATCGCCACGTTTCTGCCACATTACGCCCATGACGCGCCGCAATTTCCGCTTGGCGCAGTTGGCAGGCGTGTATCGCGACATCAAGGTCGGCGATCCGCAGCCGGATGATGAAGGCCAGACGCCGATTCGTGCAGAGGTTGATGGCGTTCAGGGTGTTGAACCCGGCGCTGAAGGCACGGAAGAGTACCGGATTTATGAGGTTTATGCTGACCTGAATCTCGAAGGCTTTGAGAACGAGGATGGTATTCCTTTGCCGTATATCGTGACGATTGATGAGGGCAGCCGTAAGGTTCTGTCGATCTATCGGAACTATGAAGAGAATGACCCGACGTTTAAGCGTCAGGATTGCTTTGTTCACTATAAGCTGATGCCCGGCGTTGGCTTCTATGGCCTTGGCTATGCGCACTTGTTGGGCAACTCGGCGAAGACGGCTACATCAATCCGTCGCCAGCTGATTGACGCGGCGACGTTGAATAACTTCCCCGGTGGCTTGCGCGTTAAGGGCATGCGTCTGGACGACAACAACATCGGGATTGGCCCGACGGAGTTCCGTGAAATCGACACGGGCGGCATGCCGATTCAGAACGCAATCATGACGATGCCGTATAAGGAACCTTCGCAGGTTTCTTTGGCGCTGCTGAAGGAAACGTATGAGAGTGCGCGGAATCTTGCCAACACAGCCGAAATTGCGGTGGGTGAGGGCAGACAAGATGCTCCAGTTGGAACGACTGTGGCTCTTATGGAAGCGGCAACCCGACTCCAGTCGGCGACGCTCAAGCGGTCGCATAAGGCGTTCAATCGGGAACTAAAGATGATTGCGAATTTGTTTGGCAAGTATCTGCCAGACGAACCGTATCCATTCCCAGTTCGCGGCGGCATGTCGGCGATTATGCGGGAAGACTTCTCGGATAACATCGATGTCATTCCGGTAAGCGATCCAAACATTTCGTCGTCGGCGCAGCGCATGATGAGGGCTGAGGCCCTTTTGCGTTTCGCGACACAGCAGCCTGACCAGCACAATCTGCGCGAAGCCTATCGTCAGATGTATGTTGAGATGGGGATTCCTGAAGAGAAGATTGAAATGCTCCTGTTGCCTGAGCAGCAGAAGCCAAGGCCAATGGATCCGCTGTCTGAGAACCAGAACGCGCTGGTCGGCATCCCATTGATCGCTGGCGCGTATCAGGATCACGATGCGCACATCGCGGCGCACGCTCCGATTGCTGAAGAGAACCCAGCGCTGCAGGCGCACATTAATGAGCACTTAGCTCTGAAGATGCGCTTGCAGGTTGAGCAGATCATTGGGCAGCCGCTTCCGCCTCCCGGCCAGCCGCTACCACCAGAGATTGAGAACCAGCTTGCGGTTATGGTTGCACAGGCCATGCAGCAGCTTGCACCATCCTATAAGTCTCAGCCTCCCGGCCCAGACCCATTGCTTCAGGTGGAGCAGATGAAGGTTCAGCAGCGTGATGCTGATAGCAAACTTGACGCTCAAGTTCAAATAACTAAGGCGGAAATAGAAGCCCGGACTGACGCGGAAGACCGAGCTTCGAGAGAGCGGATTGCGGTAATGAAGCTGGAATCCGAAGCCCTGCGTAACAATGGAGGTTTCCAATGAAGATGACTGACATGCGGGCTAAGGCTCGTGCAATTTTCGGCCCAGCAATCGCTGAGCCAATGCCTAAGCAACCCAACGGTGCGAAGGCGCTTCAGGAGCGTGCGAACGCCCGCCCTATCCCTACCTATAAAGTTGGTGGCGTTGTAAAGAAGCAGAAGCCTCCCCAGCCGACCGCAGCTGAGCGCGCAGCAGATCGCAAGCGTCGCGAAGAGTATGCCAAGATGAAGGTGACGAAAGAACAGGGTGCAGCCATCGCCCGTGGTAATCGCGCTGCTGACATTGAAGGTGGCCGTTATAAGAAGGGCGGTAAGGTTCAGACATCTGCTGACACTGCTAAGAAGCTGGCCACCGAAATGGGCGGCATGAAAAAGGGCGGCAAGGCGAAGAAAGACGGACTCGCTGTCATGATTGCTATTGGTTCACCTATGAAGGGAATGAAGAATATGAAAAAACCAGTTAAGAAAGCTGTTGGTGGCCGCACTGAAGGTCGCAATATGAAGGGAACTCCAGTAGGCCCAACAGCCGGTCAAGTATCTGCTGCAATGCAGCGGATGATGGGGAATCAAGCTCTGGTCGCTCCAAAAAATGCGACTATTCAAGAAAAAATAGCTGTTGCTAAATCAATGCCTAGCACTGGAAAGGCGCGCTTTGTCGTAAATTACGACGCTACTCCGGTAGAACGCGGAACAGCTAAAACTAGGGTTGCTGAAATTAAAGCAGAAGCTGAGCGTCAACGTCGGAATGCTCCACCTCCGGACGTAATTCCACGGATGTTGCCCCCCGCCACTGGCCCCGGCTATAAGAAGGGTGGCGCAATTATGAAGAAAGCAGCGGGAGGTCGCACTGAAGGCCGCAACATGAAGGGGACCCCAATAGCCCCTACACAGGGTCAGGCAAACGCAGCTTACCTCCGAATGCAAGGAGTAAATGCGCTACAAGCTCCTAAAGGGGCAAGTAGCAAGGAAATAGATGCAATAGCTAATAAGTTAATGCGTGACGCTGGTGGGAAAAAAATTACCGGGGTTACGCAGTACATTGATACACCAGTAGCGCGTGGTACAGCCAAGAAACAGCTTGATGAAGTTAGGAGCAGGCCCATGCCCATGCCTGAGGAAATCAGGGTGGAGGCGCCAAAGAAGCCAAAGAATGTGGAGCCGGAAGCTCCTCGCACGCCTCCGCCTCCGCCACCTCCGCCACCTCCGCCGCCTCCGCCGGAAAAGCCAACCGGCTATAAAAAGGGAGGTGCGATGATGAAGCCTGTCAAGCGCGCTGCTGGCGGCGCTGCCAAAGTTCGCAAGGGCATGATGACGCCAGAGGGCAAAATAATTGCAGCCATGAACAAAATTCGCGGCAAGTAATGGGGGTCGCGACCGTGCCTTAACAGTGCGGTCGCGGACTACCTAGCTTTTGCAGAAGGTGGGCAAAGACTCACCACTGCAAAAAATTACCGGAGAAAAAAGTTGAGCGCAGAAGAGTTAAGCCGCAGAGCGGTTGAGCGTATCAGTGAGCTGCGAGATCGCGCCACAGAATACTCGTTAAATGCACGTTTTAGGCCGTCGAGCCAAGGGGAACGCTATTGCCCCGCGTCGTCGGCAGAAGAGATTGCCCTTCAGGTTCTGGAGGGGAATGCGTTGGTGCGTGGCTATACGGCTGCAATTCAGGTCATCGCCGACGAGTATAAGCGTATGATGCAGCCCGATGATGATAAAATACCGGAACAAAAAACAAGGAGTCATTACTAATGAACATGAGTAATATTGAACCGCATGAAGAAGAGCTTGCAAAGCAATTCATCGATGAACAGTTCGTAGAGATGACCGGCCAACCGTTCGATATGCGGCCAGCTGGGTATCTTGTGGCTGTAAAAATTTACATCCGCCCTGAAGAGTTGAAGACGATCAAGAAGGAAGACGGCACGGAAGTGACGCTTTACCTGCCTGACACGGTTCGCGCTGAAGACAAGTTCTCATCGGTTTCGGCCTTGGTGTGCGCGGTTGGACCGGAAGCCTATCAGGGTGAGAAGTTTGAGCGTTCAGGGCCTTGGTGCAAGGTCGGAGACTGGATCTTAATCCCACGCTACGAATCGACGATGGTTTCCTATCGTGGCGTTGCAATGGCTCTCTTGCCCGATGATCGCGTAATGGCTGTTATTACTGGCCCAGAAGATGTCGAATCCGGTAAAGCTGCTAACAATTATTAAGGAATAGAGCATGGATGAAGAAAACGAAATCCCAGAGCTTCCGTTAACGGAAGAAGGGCCGACCGAAGACATCGACATCGAGATAACCGAAGACGATCTCGGTGAGAGCCTAGCGGATTATCAGGAAGAGGAATACGAAGAAGAGCCTGAGGAAGAAGAGCCTGAGGCTGAGGAAGAGCAACCTGAAGAGGAAGAAGAGGAGCCTGAAGAAGAGGCTCCGAAGCGCAGGCGCTCTCCTGACAACCGCATAGCTGAGCTGGCCCGCAGGGCAGCTGAAGCTGAGCGTCGCGCACAGGAAGCTGAGTCTCGTCTGCAGAATGAAGCGCAGATGCGCCAGCAGTCTGACCTTGCGATGATGACGCACTACAAAAACAACCTCATCAACGAAGCTAACTCGGTTAAGCAGCAGCTTGTGGAAGCTCATTCTATGGGCGATAGCGAACAGATCATTGAACTGCAGAGCGTTTACTACAAATTGCAAAACGATCTGTCTGGGGTTGAGAATTGGGAAGCTGAGCAAAAAGTAACAGCTCCAAAGGTGCAGCAAGAGGCTCAGCAAAAAGCGCGGCCTCAGCCTTCACTAGAGCCTCGCACAGCTGGATGGATTCAAAAGAACGAGTGGTTTCAGCCACAGTCTCCTGAGTTCGATCCTGAAATGCACGAAGAGGCAACGCTGTATGCGCGCCGCATCGAGCGGCGGTATCGTTCCGAAGGTCGTGACGACGAAATTGGTGGCATTGATTACTTTACTGAAATCGACCGCCACATGCGCAAGGAATATCCTGACGCATTCTCAGCTGTATCAACCCCAAGCAAGAGGACTCCACCAATGTCTCGTGAGTCTAACGTCGCCCCTGTCCAGCGCAACGCGCCAAACCAACAAGGCAAAATAACTAAGTCCATCCGCCTCTCGGCTGATCAGCGTCGCATGGCGCACCAGCTGGCACAGTCGGGTGCAATTCGTAGCCCAAAGGGAGGTCGCATGACTGATCTTGAAGCTGAAAAATATTACGCAATTCACATGATGAAGCAAAATAAAGGAGCTTAAAAATGGCACGAGCATCAAGAATCTCGCAAAGCCGAGCAGCAGAATCACGCGAATCGGGTATGCGCAAGCGTCCTGAAACGCACTTCCAATCCAAGTTGTATGTTCCAAAGGACAAGATCCCTGCGAACATGACATATGCTTGGGTACGCGAATCAACCCTTAACGAACCCGATCCAGACAACATGACGGATCGCATGATCAAGGGCTGGGCTCCAGTTCCTGCGTCACGACACCCTGAAATGGTTCCACCTCCGCTTCCCGGCTATGAAGGCTTGGAAGTTCAGGTCATCCGTCGCGGCGGTCTAATGCTCTGCGAATGCCCAACACGGGACGTTCAAGAGCGTAACGAAGATCGTGATCTGGAAAACATCGAAACCCTGCAGGACGTGGCATGGACTGGTCAGAGCGACCCGAACCTTCCACGCTTCGAGGACAAAGACAGCGGCGTCTCGTTCGAGCGCGTCACGTCGTTTAAGGATTAACCTCCGGCCACAGTGCACTGATACGCGCTGTGGGAACTTCCCCCCGCTCACTCAACTGGGCGGGGGGTTTTTTTATGCTGTTGACGTAGGTATTGAATTAAGTTATTTCTGATGTCCTCGACGCAGGTCACGTATCCTGCACTTCGATAGTGGTCACGTACCCACTCCTTCGGCGGGTAGCCGTTCGATGTCGCGTCACGTATCGCGGTACCTAGCAGGCAGGTTAAAGCCGAATCATTCATTTTAGCATGGAGAAACCGTATGTCTTACGGAACAAATGCGCCTAATGGTTTTCAGCCCGTCAAGAAACTTGATGGATCTGCTTGGACTGGCGCGACCAACCCTTACCAAATCACAAGCACCTACGCGACTGCATTGTTCCGTGGCGACCCTGTAACAACTCTTGCTGACGGCACACTTGGCGTTGGCGTTGCTGGCGCAACCTGCGTTGGCGTGTTCTGGGGTGTTAAGTACACCGACAGCACTGGCGTCGTAAAGTTCATGAACTACTGGCCCGGCAACCCCGGCGTCCTCACCGGCTCTGTCGTCGAGGCTCTCGTGATTGATGATCCGAACACAGTGTTCTCGATTCAAGAAACCAACGCTTCTGGCGCAGCTGGCACCCCGCTTGCTCTTGCTGACCGTGGTTTGAACATCAACTTCCTGTACACTGCTGGTTCGACTTCGACGGGTTCGTCCGCCGTTTCGATCAACAACGCATCGGAAGCCGACACCAGCACGCTGAACTGCAAAATCCTCCAGCTCGACCCGACTCCGGGTAATGCTGTTGGCGCTTTTGCTAACTGGCTCGTTGTCCTCAACAACCACTTCTATCGTGGCGGCGTCACCGGCATCTGATAAGCCAGTAGGGAGAATTCAAAATGGCTATTAATACAACCGCAATCCGCGACCTGCTCCGGCCCGGTTTAGCCGCCGTATTCGGCGACTATCCAATGTACCCCGGTCAGTGGTCGGAAATCTTCGAGAAGCATTCGTCCGATAAGGCCGTTGAAATCGAAGTCGAAGTCAAGCTGCTTGGCTTGGCACAGATCAAGGCAGAAGGTGCCTCGACCGCTTACGGCGAAATGGGTCAACGCTATGTAACGAACTATGTAAACCGTTACACCAGCATTGGTTTCATCATCACCCGTCAGGCGATCAAGGACAACTTGTACCAATCGTCGTTCCCACTTCAGGCGAAGGCTCTTCGTCAGTCGATGGAACAGACCAAAGAAGTTCTCGGCGCATCCGTTCTGAACAACGGCTTCTCGTCGAACTTCCCAATTGGTGACGGCCAGCCACTGTTCTCGACGGCTCACCCCATCGAAAACGGTACGGTTGCCAACACCTTCTCGGTACAGGCCGACTTGAACGAAACGTCGCTTCAGGATGCCATCGTTGGCGTTCAGCGCTTCCGTGATGCTGCGGGCCTCCGCATCATGACGAAGCCTACGAAGCTCATCGTTCCAGCAGAACTGCAGTGGACCGCGACTCGCTTGCTGCAATCGCAGTTCCGCGTCGATACGGCGAACAACGACATCAACGCGATCTATAACAACTCGGCGGTTCCGCAGGGTCATCGCGTCAACATGTTCTTGACCGACACGAACAGCTGGTTCTTGCTCACCGACGCTCCAAACGGCTTCAAGCACTACGAGCGTGAAGCTCTCGAAACCGATGTCTACACGGACTTCGACACCGACAACCTCAAGGCGAAAGCCATTGAGCGTTATTCGTTCGGCTGCTCGAACTTCCGCGCAGGCTGGGGTTCGCAGGGCGCTTCCTAATCGGATAAGGGGGGTGGCATCCGTCACCTCCCTAACTATGGAGATAATTCATGACTCATTTCTCTGATGGTGTCCGGGCAGGTAGGAACTTTGCTAATAACGGTACTGCTTC